ACGCAAATTGTGATATTGCTGAATTGAACAAACAAAAATATTTGGTCTCTGATGATTTAACATGCGGACAATTTATCTACATCATACGTAACCGATTAAAATTACCGCCAGAAAAAGCAATCTTTTTACTCATAAATGGTACTATTCCATCAACATCATCCACCATTTTGGAAGTATACGATAAAAATAAAAATGAGGATGGCTTCTTATATATAACGTATACGAGTGAGAATGTATTTGGTTAATGATATAAATATTCTGATATTTTATAGTTTACTTCATTTATTTGTTCCGTAGTTGTTTCAATATTTAATATTATTATTTTTCTCTCGTTTTCCGCGGTTTTTACATTTTTTTTCATTTCGTTCACAAATTTATTAAATTGAAAAATAGTTACGCCATAACGATTCTTAAGAAACATGAGATTACTTGTATTTGCGCTTAATTTTTTTGTATTTAAATAATAATTCGATGTTAAATCGGCAATATTTGAATTTAAATCATTAATTTCATTGTTTACCAGACGTAATTCATTTATTAGTGAGTCGTATTTTTCTTCCAATACCTTTTTTACAATCATATTATACGTATGTGAAATATCATCCTCGTATATTTGTCTACCACATTCTTGAAATGATTGGGGAGATATATCGTTATTTAGGTCCTCATCCATGTAAATACTTTTACCGTTGCTATATTATATCACGTATTTATATTTTACATAATAAAAAATTGAAATTAAAGATTTATTATTGAATTATATCACATAATCATTATGAACGGCCTTCTTCAAGATACACTTTACACAATATTTTTGCGGTCTCCGAATAATTTATTTGATGAATTTATCATAGAATGTCAAAAATGGTATGAAAGTCCCGCACATTCCTTCAGTGAAATGCGTATGCGTGATAATAAAAAAATCAGAGGCGACATATTTGAGGAATTTTGTTTGCTTTATTTGAAATGTGTAAAAGGATATAAAAATGTGTGGCTACTAAAGGATGTTCCTGATGAAATTTTAGAAAAATTGGTATTGAAACGACGAGACATGGGTATTGATATAATTATTGAAACACACGATTCTACTTATATTGCCATTCAGTGTAAATATAAAAAACATGTGGGAACCAGACAGAATATATTATCATGGAAAGCGTTGTCTACATTTTACGCCTTATGTTTAAGAAGCGGGCCTTGGGATAAATATATTGTGATGACTAATTGTGTTTATACTAGACATCAAGGGAAAAAAACAACTCAGGATGTGTCTTATTGTTTAAAAACATTACAAAACATCACAAAGGACGAATGGTTGCGTATGTGTGACGTACATGGAGCGAAATTGGGCTCTGTGGAGGAGGAAAAAAATAATATTGTTGAGGTTCCTATTACGATTCCTATTACAGAGGTTCCCATTGTTAAAACGAGCAAGAAAACGTCTACAAAACCGAAGGCAAAAGTGACTAAGAAAGCGATAGTTATACCATCTCCTGAAGAATTACGTAATTTACGCAATTCATATTACACATAAAATAAATCACAATAGTTCTCAAGCAATACACTTAAACAAATAATTCCGTGTTCATCTGGTGAAGTAAATTTAACGTGTAAATGCGGTTTTGACCCAGGAGTTTCGCATCCAACATATACACAATTTCTCGTATTTACGCTTACAATTTTATCCACCGTGAATATTTTTTTCCTACAACTAGGCGTTTTTTTATCATTCAATCTCATCAATATCAATTTCAATTTTTGAACGCTTAAATCATCGTATTTATTTTCCATTTTACTAATAATTATAATTATACCGAATTACAATTATTATAATGAAATCAATTTTTATAATGAAATCAATTTTTAATTTTATATCATTACTATAATGGGACAGAACTTGAGAATTTTAACAATAAATCTATGTGATGAATTTTCAGGAAAAAAAACGTTATTATTGAATAAATGGGTGTTAATTCTATCTAAAATAAAGGCCGATATTTTATTTTTACAAGAGGTTACATCGTATAACATTGAGAGTTTATCAAATTCTTTAGGTCTTAAAATTGTAAATATTAATAATTTGGAAGCTACAAGTATATTAGTAAATCCCAAAAAATTTGTCATACTTGATAATAATCTTGTTAAATTAATAAATTCGCGTAAAGCACCAATTTATATTGGTAATTTACATTTAGACGATGTGCCTTCTGTGCCGCATCATATGAATTGTATGCCTTATAAATCTTCTGAAATTATACCTATCAGTTCTTCCAAAGAAAAAATTCTTAAACTTTGTGCAGAACGACGGCTGCCTAAATTAAAACAAGAATTAGTTAAAGCGAAAAAATATGTAAGAGCAATAATTGCGGGAGATTTTAATGAACCATCTCATTTGGATTTAGACGATGTAAATGTTCCTGTTTCAAAGTTTTTAGAAAAAAACGGATATGTAGATACGTTTTGGTATGCTAATCCAAATATAAAGAAAGAAGATGGCTATACGTGGCCTGCCAGCTCGTTATATAAAAAAGAACCAGGACAACGTATTGACATGATATATACAAAAAATATGAAGGTTATTAATTCTATTTGTTATGATGGTTCAAAGTCGAATAAATGGATAAGCGACCATAAGATGGTTATTACTGATGTAGAAATATAAAAGTGCGGTTCTTTAAGTTATTATGATATTTACTATAATAAGTATTAACAAATTGTAAAAATTTGGGTATTTTATATTATTACATTATTGAACCTTATTTTGGTCTTATTAAATATAAGAGTTAACTTAAATATAAAATTGAAATCTTAAAAAATTTATATTTATGTTATAAATATACGAAATGGACATCAATACAGAAAGTAAACAACTAAGATATGGTACAAATGTTATTTATGGCGAACTGATTGGAGCGATTAAATCGATATCAAAAACAGATAATGTAAATATACAATTATTTAAAGATAATACAATTATGTCTGTAAAAAAAAATAAATTAAAAATTATTCCTCATAACAAAAATGAATTAATTAAATATAAAAATATATATTACATTATTGAAAATATATCAGTCAACAATAATTTACCAATATATCATCTCAATTTTGTAAATTCAGGTCTCAATAAATCAAAAAAAAATTTTAGTTTACAAATAAATTGTAACGACAAAAATATAATTAACATTGATAAAAAAAAACAAGAAAAAACAATTTCTTATTTAAAATTTATTGATAGATACAATTCATCAATAAATTATTTAAAAAAAAAAACAGGACAAATGTTAGAATTGATTGATTATAAAACAGCAGATAAAGATATGGACAATTTATTTAATAGATGTAAATTAACAATGAATCAATTAAACAAAATACATAATGCTATAAAAAAATGTCATGATGGGAAGATTCAAATAAAATTTATAGAAAAAAATCCGTTCAATTTTATTACTCAAGATTTTCAATTGATAACTTTTGAAAAAGCTGAAAAAATATGTGATGAGTATAAATTAGTAATTGATTTTAAAGTTAAGCTTGAAAAATGGACGTATGATATGTTTTTAAGGGAAAATAATACGTTTTATTTACCAAAATGGTTATATGATAAAGAAATGGAAAAGTTTTGTATCAAAAGACAAGAAAATCATATAAAATATATGAATTTTATTAAAACTGTAGTTGTTGAAAAAAAAATAAATAATGAAATGTATATTACAACTAATTATTTATTAGGAATTGAAAAAGAAATGACTGATTTAATAATAACATTATTTGATAAAGATATGTATGATATCTGTGATGATATAATAATTGAATTAATAAATAGGTATGAAGAAAGAAGAAGAAAAGGAAGTAAAAGTCATACATTTGATTTGGAAGTTGATCAAAAAAAAAGTGTTATAAATTCGGTTAAAAATAAGTTATCTATCATAACTGGACCTCCTGGAACAGGAAAAACAGAAATTTTAAAATGTATAAATTTTGTTTTATATGAATTATATAAAAGAGAAAACCCTCTCGAGAATATTGATACAAATCCAGTTTCTCAAGATGAAGATGAAGAAGATGAAGAAGATGAAGAATATGAAGAAGATGAAGAAGATGAAGATGATGAAATTGAAAGTTATAAATATGATAATGGTTCAAACATATATGACATTTGTATTGATTGTGATGAAAATAATAATAAATATATAAATCCAAGGGAAATTGGACTTATAGCACCAACTGGGTTGGCATTTATAAATATGAATAGAGCTCAAGAAGCGAAACATTATAATAATAAAATATCTGGAACGTGCCATAGATTATTATATCAAACAATTCCAAATATAAAAAAACACAAAAATCCAAAAGATTGTGACTGTAGAGGTAAATGTAAATTTATTATGAATATTAAATTAATTGAGTTAGATGAAGCATCAATGTTAGATACTTTTGCGCTTTATGATTTATTAAAAGTTTGTAAATACTTTAATTCACGATTAATATTACTAGGAGATGTTGACCAATTACCTTCTATAGGTCCAGGTAAAATATTGAACCAGTTAATTGAATCAGAAGTACTTACAGTAACAAAATTGACTAAAATAAAAAGACAAGACGCAGGAGCATTAGTCAATAATATTTTAAAAATGAGCAAAGAAATAATCCAAGTAACAGATTTTATTGATGATACAATGATGTTAGTTAATATAGATGCTTATCATGTTAGCAGAGAAATAAATAAAGATGCGATTGAACTATTAATTAGAAATCATAATTTAAGTAAAGATAATACCAAATTTATAACTGGATATGCATCAAAAAAGAGAATATTTAACACAATAGATATTAATAATTTACTTCAAAATATATTTAATCCAGAAAATATAGATTTTGAATATGATAAAATTCCATCTAATCATAAATATGAAAATAGTTTTATTTTCAGGGTAAAAGATAAAATTCTAAGAATTGAAAATGATTATTCATCAAAGAAAATGAGAGCAAATGGTGAAGAAGCAAACATATTGGATTTTGATGGTTTAAAAGTTACTATTCAGTATTCTGGACCAGATGATAAACCTGAAAAAATAGGTATTGATGAACTGTATGAAAATTTTATACTTAATTACTGTGTTACCGTTCATAAATCACAAGGTAGTCAGTATGAGAATGTTGTATTCTTTATTGAACCAGAACAAACGTTTACTGATAAAAAGTCAATTTATACAGCAATCTCTAGAGCAAAATCTAGATGTTTTGTTATAGCAAGACAAAATGATTTTATTAATTTACAAAAAATTCCGAAAAAAATAAACTTGAAGGCTTCATTATTTATGAAAGAATCTGATAATTACGATTTTCCAAATTAAATTACACTGTCATTTGATACCAGGACCTGGATAGTTGGTTCTTTAAGTTACTTTGGGAATTTATTGTTTTATATATTTTTTTTTACAAAGACTTTTTTCGGGAAGTTCAAAATGGACAAAAAAAATGTCCAAATTTCAAAAATGAAAATAAATCTTCAAATTTGAAAATCGATGAGACCATAAAAATTTTTAGCGTCTGGTCTCTAAAATAAAATTTTTCACTTTGTGACTGTAAAATTTTATTTTTGTTAATATTTTTTTGCGGAAAAGAATTTAGGAGATTTTCTACTATCATATTAAGGATAGTAATGGGTATACAAAAGTCGCCAAAAGTCTCCAAAAAAAATGTATGTGAATATTGTAACTATACAACGTGTAAAATATCAGACTATACCAAACATTTGTCAACCGATAAACACCAAAAAAGGGTAAATGATAGTAAAATGGTAGAAAATGGTAGTGATTTATCTCCAAAAGTCGCTCGATATAAATGTCACTGTGGTAAAATATATAAATATGATAGCGGGTATTATAGGCATAAAAAAAAATGCTCTGAAACAACTATTGAAACAACGGTTGAAACAAAAGATGAATCGTCAGACAAAGATTTAATTATGATGTTGGTAAAACAAAACGCAGAATTATTAGAAGTAATAAAAAATGGAACACACAATACTAATTCACATAACAAAACGTTTAACCTTCAGTTCTTTTTGAATGAAACGTGCAAGGATGCGATGAACCTGATGGATTTTGTGGACTCCATTAAACTACAATTAACAGATTTGGAAAAGGTTGGTAGGATTGGATTTGTTGAAGGAATCTCAAATATCATCACATCAAACTTGAAAGCATTAGATGTGACTCAAAGGCCAATTCATTGTACTGACAACAAGAGAGAAGTGTTATATATAAAAGATGAAAACAAATGGGAAAAAGAAGCAGAAGCAAAAGATAAAATCCGAAAAGCAATAAAAAGAGTGGCTCATAAAAACATAATGATGTTACCAAAATTCAAAGAGGGTCATCCAGACTGTTTAAAAAGCGAATCAAAATACTCAGACCAATATAATAAACTAGTAATAGAGTCTTTTGGTGGAGCAGGAGATAACGACGCAGAGAAAGAGGACAAAATTATAAAAAAGATTTCAAACGTGACGACTATAGGCAAGGACGGAAATAATTAGCAACAGTTCTCTCTTGATTTATAAAAAAATTGAATTAAATCCCAAACAATATTAATATTGTATTAAATATTTATCAATTATAAGAATATGTCAAAACACTCAAAGATTATCACAGTAAAAGCAATTGAATCAATTGAAGATATTAAATTGGAGATTGCCGAAGTTAAATTTTATAAGCGTTCGCAACAAATCGCAGATTTTAATTATGGTGAGAATCGCGAAGTATTAAAAACAATTTCTACTCTCAGTCTAAATGAAACAGATATTGTCAATATCTTATATGTCACATCATTAATTGAACTACTAGGGTCTAAATATATAAATTTTGCTATTAGGTTACATAAAGAAAATTTTAGGATTACCGATGACGACTTTGCTGAAACTATTGGTAAATATATAGATTGGCAAACGCATACTGCGGCATCATATACACTTATGATGCGTAAGGCAGCAAAAATTATTGATTATAAATATTCAATTGAGTTGTAAATATGATAATAAATGTTTCTCTCTTGATTATAAACAAAACAATTTTTACCTTGTATAATATATAATGAATAATTTACAAAAAAGATTTGTGATGTTTTTAGTCGGATGTATAGGAGTTCGTTCTCTATTTGTTATTATTGCTAAATACATAAATACGAAATATTTAAAATATTTGGGTTACTTGGCTTTACTACCTGCTTTTGGGTTTATTTATATATATTTAACAGGCTCAAGAAAAACGGGTGCGGAAACATTTGGAGAGAAAATATGGTGGAATAATTTAAGACCCATACATTCTATTTTATATTTTTTATTTGCTTATAATGCTATTACAGGTAACAAACAATCTTGGATATATTTATTGGTGGATGTTTTAATCGGATTAATAAGTTTTTTAATACATCATTATGTAAATGGCGATTTTTTAAAGCTATAATGCGGGTGAATCGGTAAACAACATTTTTACACACCCCGAAGTAGCACCATTTTGTTTTAACTTCTTTACTTTTTGTGAACTAAGTTTTTCATAAAATCCGTCTTTTAATACATTATCCTTGTCGCCAAACAACTCTTGTTTGGTTTGTTTTTGAAGTTTTGTCAAAAGTGAGGTCATTTCTTTATTTTTTGTATATCCCTTAAGCAAGGGAGGGTATTTGTTTCTACCAGCTTCAAATAAAGTATTTTTACATGTTTTATTACAATAATACATCTTACACTCGAGCGGAATTTTTTTAAGAGCGGCCTTTCTACTTTTAGCCTGATATACTTTATATTTTTTTTTATCTGCAGGCGTCAGTGTTTTCATTAGATTAGTGTCAAAAGCATTCATGAGTTTTAAAGTTTTCCTTTGGTATGCTTTGCAAAATTGTTTACAAGTTTTCGGCATATATATTTCTTTATATTATATTTTTTCAACCCAATAACCATCTACGGGAACTTCACATTTATCCTCTTTAATCCAAAATCGTATGGAGTCCTGTCTATTCTCACAGCCGAATATGTATTCTATAAAATATTTTGGTAATATGTGTACACAGAAAAATATATTTTTTCTTGGCATAGAGGAAAATATTTTATATCGAAACTCCCCGTCAGAATAAAACCCTTCTGAAACCGAAAATTGTCTGATATAAAGAAAACGTTCAATTCGAAGACATCGTTCATCACTTTTTGAAATTTTGTTAATATTCATAGTTAATAATTACCTTTATGATTATATATTTATGTGTAAATAATATTATTATGTTTTCTCTCTTAGAAACAAATCAAGAACAATATTTCAAAAGAAAATCTAGTAATAATGTCAATTGGTGTCAAATGTTATCATATAGTTTATGATATGATAATATTAAATATGTTATACGAAATTTAGGCAAAGAGAGAACAGGGATAAATAAATTTTTATTTTTTTTCATAAAATTTGCCTTCTTGTCCACACATTTTTTCATACTTCCTTGCGATAGAACAAAAGGTATATTCAGGTTTATTATTTCTGTTAATTCCGTCTACTAAAAAATACCTATTATTTTCATCTTCATCTTCATCTTTTGGCAATAAAGAACATTTACCGAATTTATTACTAGTTAAAAACCCTTTTGTAAAAAACTTACAATCGCGACATAATTTGGGTTTTATCGGATTAGAAGAAAGTATTTCAGTAAATAAAATAAAAAGTAAAATACACTTCATTAAATACATCATAGATTAATATTTAAGTTATTATAATTAATGTTATAATACTATAAAAAAATGAAAGCAAATTACTAATCAAATAAAAAGTATAAAAGGATACGAGAGAATGCTTACGACATTATTATTTATTGCGATTATCATTTCGTGCAAAACGTTTGCTAAAGGGTTTACTAAGTTGCCTCGCTTTTCGAGGAAAACCAACTTACATGTAAGGTTAACAAGCACGGATTTTTATGACAATAACGATGGTGAGCGAGACAGACGAACCAACAAATACAATTATGAATATGTTTCTAATAATCATAATCAAGAAGAGCAACTCATTATACCAAATAATGAAATCCCATCTGATAATGATGTATTGTATACTCTTATATGGTTTGACTGCGAAGATTGTAAAAACTTAATACAATACTTAAAAAATGAACATAAACAAATATTATATATTAACGGAGGTTATTATTTCTTCGATGAAAACGACGAAACAAGTACCCCTTTATTTTATAAAGACGACGAATTGATTGCAACGGATATATTCGGTATTTACGAAGAATTATTTTTCAGGAGCATATAGCGGTAAATATGGGTCATTTATAAAACCCGAATTGAAGATGAATACATAAAATATTTTAATTATTGTGTCCTAGGGAGACATTTCTGAACTAAACCAAAAACGTTATAAATTATTTTTTGGTTTTCCTACTAGTTCTCTCTTTGACAGCAATGGTTGTTTCCAAAGTTTGTGGAATTGTTAGTTGTATATTGTCAATAATTGTTTCAGGTTGAAAAGTTTCTACCAAATTAGGGTCGATTCCATTTTTAATATCAAAGCCTTTTTTGGCAGTACAATACCGATAATGCTGCGATATCGATTTAGGAATAAATTTTTCACAATACTTACACATATTTTCTGCTTGATTAGTAGAAAAAGCAAATCTCGAAGAAAGATATTTTTCTAGATTTGGCATTTTTAGTTCATTTATAGAAAAGTTCATTTTTTCATTAAAGTCTTTTACTAGTTTCAAAAGAATATATTTTTGATTTACATAACTAACAAATTCTTTATTGATATCTTCCAACACATCTTTTTCTATAATACATCCATCTTCTTTTACAATAACTTCATCCAGTTTTATTTTAAAATTTTCAACAATATCAATGGCTGTTTTAATTTTATCTACATCAAAATTTACTTCGTGAACGTATAATAATACATTGCCATTATTAATTTGAATTTCAAAATTTTGTTTGTTTGTAATTCCGCGATGTTGTGCAAACATAATTCCGCTACAATTTTGTATTTCACAATCTCGGATAAATTTTTCTACTTCGTGTTTCGGAACATTTTTAGAATCGTGGTCTTTATTTTCGATTAAAATTTTAGGTTTATTGTTTCGCATCAAAATAATGTCGCCTGTTTCTTTTTGTTCATTACCAACATGGTCTATTTGAGCACACGGGAACAAAGAAAGTAATATATTATAAGTAACATGTTCAGATATATTTCCTTTTCCCACGCCTTTTTCGAATTTTTTTAGCATTTCAGTAACACTGTTTTGAAGCATTTGTTGAGAAGAATTGTTTTCTGAAAATATTTGTTTGATTTCATTTATTTTTTTATCAGATTCTAACAACTTTGATTCGATTCTGTTTTCCGAAGAAGATATAAGAGTTGTTAGAGTGTGGTGCGTTTGTCCCATGGTTGAATTCATATTATTTAAAAAATCATCAATTGTTTTTTTGTCCAAAGAAGAATTTAATAGTTTGGACGTTTCAGACGAAATCGAAGTTTGTAATAGTTTGAAATTTGAATTTATTTCTTTCGATAAGCTGTCTTGGTTTTTCGGTATGAGTTCGTTAATCATGTTAGTTGTTTTATCTAACAAAGAACCGTTAGTTTCTTTTATTAGAGGTGAGATATGCTCAACATTATTTGAAATCAAAATTAATTTAAGGTCGTCAATATATTCTTTTCTGTATTCTGTAAATTTTATTGTTAGAAGAGATGAAATGTCAGATTGATATTTGTTGATGTTGTTTCCGATTGAATCAACCTTGGAAGTTAGTTGAGAGACGTTTTCTAACAATTTAGATGCCAAATTGGAGGTTAAAGAGGTATCAACATTGGAAATAAGTTTTTTTAGAATACTTAAAAATAAAACATTCATATTTTCGAAATCAAGATTATATTTATTATAGAATTCAAATATTTCCTTGTTGTTAGTAGTAAGTTTATAATTATCCATTATGAATATTTAATATTATATATCTTTAAATCACTTTGGTTCCTAATTTTAATTAAAATAGGAACCAAAATGTGTCCGTGAAACCTAGCAAAAGTAAAATAGCACTAAAATAGAAACCTATTTCGAACATTAGAAAAGTTAGGTCCTAAAATAGGTCCTAAATAGAAACCAAAATTGGTTACGAAAAGCAAAAAAAAGTAAAATAGAAACAAAATAGAAACCAAAAAAGTTTTTCAAAAATAAAATTTAAAAAAT